TGGAGAAGCCTACAGACATACGTGAGGCATGGAGGATTCAAAGAACCTGTCTTATTGTGGGTCGTAAGATCGTAGGTAAGGCTATGGTTGGTAGCACTGTCAACCCAATGGATAAGGGTGGTGATGAGTACAAGCGAATCTGGAATGATTCTGACCCGATGCAGCGGAATGCAAATGGCAGAACGGTATCCGGCCTTTACCGCATATTTATACCCGCATACGAATCACTCGAGGGTTTCTTCGATATGCATGGCAACCCCGTGGTGGATGACCCTAAGCAACCGGTACCAGGCTTAGATGGCGAGCTTGTTTCTTTCGGTGCTAAGACATTTTTGAAGAACGAACGAACCGCACTTAAAGGCGATGCAAGAGAGCTAAATGAGTTCATACGGCAATTCCCATTCTCACCTGAGGAATCGTTTAGAGACTCTGTTGAGAGCAGTCTGTTCAACATCGCAAAGATTTACGAACAGATTGAGCACAACGAAAATCTGTATCCACAACCTTACGTCGAAGGTAACTTTGTCTGGGAGGGTGGTCGCAAGGATAGCAAGGTTCTGTTCCGTCCAGTCACCGGTGGAAGATGGAGAGTTGCTTGGATGCCCCCGCCCGATATGCGTAACCAAGTTAAGATTGAGCGTGGTAAGAAAGTTCCACCACATCCCCACATCGGTTGTGGAGGCGTGGATAGCTATGATCTTGACGCTACCGTTGACGGCAGGGGATCTAAGGGTGCATGCCACCTATACAATAAATTTAACATGGAGCATCCTTCGAACCTCTTCATCGCTGAGTATGTCAGTCGTCCACCGATGGCTCGCATCTTCTATGAAGATATTCTTATGGCTGCGTTCTTTTACGGGTACCCGCTGCTCATAGAAAACAACAAGTACGGTATTGTAAGGTACTTTGAAGAGCGTGGATATGATGGGTATGTACTAGACAGGCCAGAACACTTGAGGTCGTCTAGCAGCTCTGTAAACGTAAAGACAAAGGGTATCCCATCTAACTCACAGGATGTCATCCATGCTCACGCACAATCCATTGAAGATTACATACATCAGTATGTTGGGTCGAATGAAGCTGGTGAGATGGGGTCGATGCCCTTCAATAGAACACTAGAAGACTGGATTGGATTCAAGATTGACAAGCGAACCAAGTATGACCTTAGTATCAGTAGCGGTCTTGCATTGCTCGCAGCACAAAAGTCGGAGAAGAAAAAGCCGAAGTCTAATTTCGAAGAGAAGCAATTCTTCCGCAGGTACAAGTATGACGGCAACTTGCCGAGATCACTGGGGAAGTGAAAAGTAGTATATTTGCGAATACGAGAAAAAATTTGTAATGGGATACGATGGTACAAAGGGCGTGTACGGTAATTTCCCCGATCCATTTGCCTCTCCTATAGAGAAGCATACCAAGGCTTATGGTGAAGCCTTTGCTAAAGCAATGATCGGTCAATGGGGAACCTTTCACTCCTCTTCTTCACTCCTTAACAGGAGAATGTATGAGTTTGAAAGGAACCGTGATTACGCAAATGGAACTCAGGATACATCCATCTATAAGCAGATTCTAAACTCACTTGACCCAAATAACGGCGATGGTACACTGCTTAACCTAGACTGGTCACCTGTACCCATCGTCCCAAAGTTTGTTCGTGTTGTAGTAAACAGAATCCTTTCTCGTAAGCCATACCCTGCGGTAGAAGCTATAGACCCCGTATCAAAGCAAGAGAAGGACATCAAGAGAGCCAAGATAGAATCAGCTATCGAGGACAAAGGGATGTTGCAAGAGGCCAAGCAGATGGGCCTAGATGTAGACGTAGATCCAGATTCACTCCCAGATAGTAGTGAAGAGGCTGAGATCTTTATCGATCAAAACATCAAAACCAATGCAGAGATTGCAGCACAGCTAGGTACCGCCCTTACCTTAGACTGGAACAACTTTGATCAGGACACCTTCAGGAGGTGCGTAGAAGATCTAGTTGTGTGCGGCATGGGAGTTGTTAAAAGAAACAACGACCCCAATTATGGCATCACCACTGAGTATGTCGATCCTGTAAACTTCCTTCACAGCTACACTGAAGATCCTCACATGAATGACCTGGTGTACGCTGGTCACATCAAGCGCATCTCCATTATGGATCTAAAGCGCATGGCTGGTGATGAGTTCACCGAGAAGGAATATGAGGAGCTTGCTAGGAAGGTGATGCACAAAAGCTACAACGACAAGCGCAAGTTCTCTACTGGTGGCACTTACGAAAAGGCAGGGGCTAGAGATTCCTACGGCTACGATGACTACTTGGTTGAGGTGCTTGACTTTGAGTTCCTCAGCGTTGACTGTGTTTACTACGAAAGCAAGGAGTCTCGCTTTGGCAATGTAGGGTTCTATCACAAGGGTCACGAGTACAAGCCTTCAGCAGAATCTGTGTATGAGCGCAAGCCTTACAAGATGGAGGTTGAGACACTGTACGGTGGATGCTACCTCTTGGACATGAACAAGCTGTTTGGTTACGGCCCAAAGAAGAACATCCCTAAGAACGTACACGACATTACCAAGGCACGTCTCTCTTACAGCATTGCTTGTACGAACATCAGGAGAATGATGCCTAAGTCTTTGACTGGTAGCATCACCGGCTTTGCTGACCAATTGCAACTCACTCACCTTAAAATCCAGCAAGCTGTAGCTAAGGCTAAGCCTGACGGATTGATCATTGATATCGAGGGGCTTGAGAATGTGCAGTTAGGTAGGGGTGGTGAGCTATCCCCACTTGACATCCAGGATATCTACGAGCAGACCGGTATCATGTATTACCGATCTAAGAATCCTGAGGGGGGTTTTCAGAACCCACCGATCAGGCCATTGGAGAATCAGATCAGAAACATCAATGCGTTCATTACTCTGTACAACCACTACTTGAGGATGATTCGTGATGCTACTGGTGTGAATGAGGTGATGGATGCCAGCACTCCTAAGGGAGACGCTCTTGTTGGTGTCCAGCAGCAAGCTCTAGCAGCAGGTAACAACGCACTTTATGATATCACCAACGCCTCTATGGTTCTGTACCGAAGAGTTTGTGAGGATGTCGTTAAGTGTCTTCAGATTATTCCAGAGAAGTCTGTACTGTACAGGGTTTACGAAAAAGCTATCGGCAAGCAGAATATGGAGATCTTGAGTTCCTTCAAGGATCTACCTATGTATAACTTCGGGGTGCGTGTTGTCAAGACCATGTCTGATGAAGACAGAGTATTCCTGGAGCAGAACATTCAGGCTAGCCTAGCTCAAAAAGAGATTGACCTAGAAGATGCACTTGCTGTCCGTGATCTTACCGATATTGATCAAGCCCAAAGGCTGTTGGTTATTCGACGCAAGAGAAGGATGGCTATGATGCAACAACAAGCCATGCAAAATATGCAGGCCCAATCTCAAGCCAACGCTCAAGCAGCTCAAGCTACGTCTCAGGCTAGAATGCAAGAGATGCAGATGGAGGCGCAGATCGATGCCCAGAAGATTCAGCTCAAGGGTCAGGTAGAGATCCAAGTTGCTGCTGCTCTTCACCAGATGAGGAAGGAGCTTGAGGAGATAAAAGCACAGGCTACTCTCGGATTCAAAACCGATGATGAGGAGTTCCGTGAAAAGCTAGAGGTTCTTAAGGAGGATCGAAAAGATGAGCGAGTCAAAAAGCAGGCATATGAGCAGGCTCAGCTTATCTCCCAGAGAAAGGGTGAGATCCCAAGACCCATGGCTCCAGAAGAAGGGACAGACGATATTGAACAATTTCTAGAAGGACTTATCTAATGGCAAATTGCAACACATCCCAAGTACAGCTCGACGTAGCCAGGAGGTTAGATATTATATGCAGGAAGGGTGACACCTTCAACCTTGTAATCAATGTAACAGATTCCGCAGGCACTGCTGTTGACCTTACAACTTACTCTGACTTTAGGATGGAGGTAAGGGAAACTGATACTTCTGCCAGTACGATTATTGCAGACTCGAATGTTACTATCACTGGCACTTCTGGTGGTGTTCTAACGGTAACCATCAATAACACGATTATGGAGGGTGTTGACGGTGGATTGTACGCATACGATTTAGAAACCATCAAATCTGGCGTGGTTCAGACTTGGCTTACTGGTGTATTACAGGTCAATGAAGATGTTACGGTATGAGTAGTATAAGTCTAGGCATATCATCGACTACAAACGTAGTCACTCTTGTTTTAGATCCGCAGAACACACTGAGCATTAGCACTGCCGGTTCTGTCACTCCTACTTCGATACTGGGCCTGACTGATGTTAACGCCAGTTCTATCACCGATACTCAGGTTCTTGTATTTGACGCAGCGACCCAGACGTTTATTCCGGGCAGCAATGGCGCAAGTTCCGACACCAATATCGGCAACGCAGACCAAACCCTCACAGGTGTTCGTGACGTTGAGATGGCTGGTAACAACCTTACGTTCAGTCAAGGAGATACTGTCGTACACAAACTAACACCATCCAGCGGTGTCACATTCAACAGGGGTATAAATGTTACTGGCACAGCCACAGCAGGCGGTTCAATAACACTTAGAGAGGATACTGATAACGGCGTAAATGGTGTCACATTAGCGGCCCCAGCGTCCACCTCAGGAGTGACATTCACACTACCGAGTGCTGATGGAAGTGACGGTCAATTTCTAAAAACCGATGGCGCTGGTAACCTTAGTTTTGCTGCCGATAATAACACTACTTTTTCTGTCTCTTGTGTAGATGGTGATAACTCAGACGAAGAAAAAATCCGTCTAACTGGCTCTGATGGTAGCACTGACGATATAGTATTAGAGGCCGGCACTGGACTTTCTATCGCTAGGTCTAGTGACAAGATTACTTTCACTAACACAGTTTCAGATACCAATACTCAGCTTTCTGATGAGCAAGTGCAGGATATTGTTGGTGCAATGTTTAGCGGTAATACTGAGACAGGTATATCTGCTACATACCAAGATGCCGATGGCACGATAGACCTTGTGGTTGACGATATGAACTCGACTGCCCGCAGTCTTACTGTTGCCTGTTCTGACGAGACATCGGACCTGACTGCGGGTGCTGACAAGGCTACGTTCCGTATGCCACAGGCTGCTACCATTACTGCGGTAAGAGCATCCG